GGCCAGCAACTAAACCATCTAGCAAAAGATCATCTCCGTTTTCCTGCAAGATAATGTCCAATGGAATAGTACGAGCGAGTAATTTAATTGGTCCTGTTGTAATGAAATCTATCCCAACTTCTATCAATGCGTCTGGCGATACCTGCACCCCCGCCTGCGTGATCACTCCAGAAATGTCATACCATAAGGCATCGTCAGTTCCGTCTGGATTCAATCCTCCCGTGCCGGGTGTTTTGAGAAATAATTGAGCCTTAAATTGAGCGCCAATTTCAGTGCGCAAAGCTAGCTGCAAAAAATAGTTAGAAATATCAGTGTCGGTTTCTCCAACTTCTTCCCTGTAATTCCATTGAGCATTAATCCGCCCACTTCCAGACATCAAGCTTGACCATTGACTCCTGAATTGATCCGCTAGTACAGTAGTGTCAATGTTTTCCCTTGTTGTATTTAATTCCCAAGAAACCGCCCTGCCTAGTATGCGGGAGATATTATTTGCAAGCTCTAGTTCTACGTTATTGATATCATTAGCAATAGTTTCTAATGGAATAGAGGCGGTGGAGTCTCCGGCTAGGCTTTCTTCAAAACTTGAATATAAACGCATTCCTCCTAAATCATCAATATTGACGAACCATTTTCCAGAACCATGCTGATTACTGTCTGGCCATCCGCTGATGGATACAAAAGATAATAAAGAACGATTTCCCGCTGCATCTACAGGGCCGCGAAACTCAATTTCATCGCCATTGTTAAAAGGACAAGTCAAATCTACTCCGTTCTCTTGACCAAAATCCAATTGAAGCCGGTCGAGATCAGCATTCACGTGAGTAGCTAATATGTTCGTAACAATCTTTGACTGCCCAGTACGCTGCAGCTCAATTCGCCCTCGATGCCCAAGATAAACACTCATGATTACAATGCCACTCCTGCCGGACTTTGAGCTGTAGGATCGGCAAGATCTCCCGTGGCTTGGAAATTAATATCTGCTGATACAATTTCCCCTACGGAACTTCCAACGGCTAACGAGGTAATAAATGCTTCTAAAACTACTTCTCGCACTGTATTGCCATCCGCTATTTGTAGCCGCAAAGTAGCGGTTGCTAGTGATGCGTTTCGCCTTAATAATCTGCCAAAAATGCCATCAGTTTCAAAGGCGCCAGCAGCATCTTTGTAATACAAAATTGTTGCGCTACCGGTGTAAGTAGGAAGATTGGCTACAAAACTTTTATTTGCATCATTCAATGCAGTGGTTTCCAGAAGGTCCAAGTCTGCATTCATGGACCATGATGTAACCTTGGCGATGGTAGAACCACCGACCACCATTTTCCCATTTCGCCCAGTGAAATAAGTCATAGCACAATCACCTACTATTTAGTCTAATTGTTCTAATGCGTCTTATTGAACAAACACGCTAATTAAGACCACCTGCACAGTGCTAACGCCTCTTTTTACATTGGTAATAGTGGGAGGCTCTTTGTATCTCCAGACATTGGCAGTGGGGCCAGTGTAAGTGCCAGAGTCGCTTGTCCACCCAGCGAACGTGTTGCCGGGAAGTCTAAACGTATCAAACCCTCCTTTTGTGTCATCATACTTTTCTCTGAATTGATTTGCTACGTTGTCTGGTAAGTTTTCATAAGTAAGTTCAAGCTCTAAATTATTTCGCCTATTGCCATAAAGACGCCGAATTTCAGCTCCATTATTAAGACGGAAAGTTTTAAGCGGCCATGGGCCAAGATTTAGCGACCGAGAAGTGGGTGTGATGTCTGGAAGACTCATGATTAGTTTGCTTCGACGGTGAAACCAATCTGTCCACCGCGTACCACCTCATATGCAATTTTACTGTAATCTGTGCCGCTATAAAGAGGAAAATAACTGGCTGTAATCATTACCATTCCATCTTCATCTAACTGAAGAGATTCAACCGTGTACACTTCTTCTCGGTTAATATCTTTCCGAAGACAGAACATGGCATTGCGCTGATTAAAAGCCATTCCATCCTTTACCAGAATAGTTGTATCCTGCACATCTTGATTGGTCCTGTCCCATAAAAACACCGGGTGGTTTCCATCTGGAATTGGCTCAAAAGAAACAATGGTGCCACCAGCAAAGTTACCTTTGCGCGGATCATTTGCATTGTCATCTTGATCGTCCAAGATGACGCCATTATTTGCATCGGGATCAAAAATATTGCTTTGCGTTACAACGCGAATGTAATCGCCTGGAGCCAATGCAATACCATATGGCACAGCTTTGAAGCTAATGGTATGGGTGATATTGCGGCGGGAGCTTAACAAATATTTGGCTGCTTGCTCTGCATGAATGCGTGAAGTAATGTGAGTAAAATCAAATTGTTCAATAGGAGCATCAGCTTGGTCGTTGTAATAGACGACAATATTTTTTTCTTCCGGGAATTGATTTGTCTTTTCTTGTCTATAGCGAATGGATGCCTTGAATGGCTTTCTGTCGTCAGCAGAAATGTGCTGCAGCTCAAAGGAGTCTTCAATAATATTGCCATCAGTAAACATTGCACGAATTGGCACGCTTACCAATGGTTCAATAGATCCAGTGCGCTGAGCGGGTAATGCCGGAGTAATGGCAATCTTCCCATTGCGAGTGGACAATGTGCATAGTAATGATGGGACGATGGAAGCAATAAAATCCCTAAGATTTTTAGGCTCCGTAATTACATCGTCGTAATACAAATAGTTACTTTCAAGGAATTTTGCGGTTTCCTGAAAACTCTCTACATCAACCACTGAATCACCAACTAATCCGCCCATGCCAGCTTGCTTGTTGGTCAGCAAATAATACACAAGATCCGTAAATATATTCGACGGACCAACCGCGTAAGGCTTTCCAGTGCTCCTTACAAGCTCCACTTGAATGCCATTCTTTTGATATAAATGAAGCTGCTCCAACTGGCTCATGTTGCGTCCGCTGCGAATGCGAAGGCCGGCCATTGCGCATCCTTCATAAGTGGGAATATTTGTTGGCGTAAGACTTTCATTTACATATACCACTTCATGCTCCGGGCCATTGTCGCAACTCCTGCTAATTAAATCTCCATAGTGCGATACTTCAGCGATGGCAGAATTGCCTTCAAAAATACGTTCGTACTGCCCAGGTGCTACGGTCGCATTGGGCAGCTTTCCAGAGATGCCACGAGTAACTTCAAAATGAAAAACAACAGAATCAATAGGATTAATTAGTGATTTCGTAATCGTAAATACGTCTCCCTTGCTCCACTTAAAATTATTATCAGATGTGACATTAATTGGCCGAATATCAACAATGCGCCAAAACAAATCTCTGTCACCTGACGCAGTTCCTTTATACACTTGAATGTCCATTTTTAATGACATTTCCTTGGAGAGGCCACTCTTAGAAAGGGCAACACTAAACAAGTTTGCTTCTGGATTTGTGAAAGTGTAAATACTGCCCTCGCCAATGCCTCCCCATGGGATATCGGGAAATCCCTGTTCAGAAGCATTTGGATCGGCATCCTTATTAATAGCCTTGCTAATTGCGTTGCTTAATTGGTTTGGAGATGCCGTACTTCCGTTGCTAAGCAATGTTGCGCGAACAAATTTTACGCCAATTTCGGTATCCGTATAATACTGAGCATCCTTATCAATATTTGTATTAATTAATTCATCATTAGTAGCGAAGCTGCTTATTTGATCCTTTGTTCCCTTGGTATAAACAGTGAAGGGACCATAAGGCGTCTGCTTTGTTTCTTGGGGTAAGAATGACGCCTCGGCGTTAAGCCTAAAACAATATTGATCTCGCCCAATAATATGAACAATTTCGGAAGATGATACTGGGCGCAATTGATACTCAAACTGATCAAAATTATGGGCAATGCGAATAAAATTAAATTTATCCTGAGGAGATGAACCTGTAACGCAAAATGGGATGTCAGTGATCAAATGCCAGTCTTGAGAAGAAGAAGCATTGGCGGGCTTTACGTAAACAAAGAAAAACGAAGCCCTTGTGGCATATGTTTGTAATGTACCAGCAGACAGTGTAATATTTTTGCTATCAAAGTTATCAAGGGCTTCCGGTTCTGGAAGGTTTGTAAAGTTACATAAATTATTGAAACGCAACCAAACATTAGACTTAATCCCTATTTCCGTATATTGACACTTGCGAGTGTTCTGGAACGAAGCCACCTCTGCCTGGCACAAAGAAAACCACGGAGCCCCAATATCTGTGCCGACTGCAGCCTTGCTGCGCGGAAGTGGTGTGGTGCTATTGACATATGATGGATTGCAAATGCCAATGCGGCCAAAGCCAAGTTTATCTGGATAAATTTCAACGCATTTTAATTTAATAGAAAATGCTTTTCTGGCACGCTTGTTGTAAATTTCATCTGCAGGCGTTCTTGAGTCGACAATAAATTTACAATTACCTACAAAGAAATAAGTGCCACGCTGTAAAACTTCGTCGTATTTCTCAAGTTCTGATTGTGATGTTGTGATTATTTCAGTATTATCAAGACCTCGTGTATCTATGTTGTCTTCATTGATATAACTTTCGACGTAGAACTGCCTTTGAAGACGCTGGGCATTAAAGACAACAGTAATGGTATCTCCCTTTTGAATTGTTCTGTACTCTCCATTGTCTCCGGTGAATGAAGTGGCGTAATTATTATGCAATACAATTCCAATTTGTCTAGGATAATTTCTGCCGATGCCAGTCATATTGGTATTACCACAAATCATCACGCGCTTTGCTCTATTGCTATCTTTTGTTTCATCTGCATAGTCGTCAATATTGCTAATCACTTGCCAGTTTAAACGTAAAGGCGTACCATTAGGAATAGCGCCATATACGCCAAATTGAAGCTGCGTAGAAGGAGAAAAGCAGTGGCTAAAGCCGGCGGCATCTCCACCGGCAAAAGATGGAGCATAAAATGCCGAATTAGGGGGACCATCGTCTCCCCAATCTCCATAGCGATGGTGCGTCGCAACAAGCCTACTATCATTTGCATAGCCAATGCCATTGCTATTTGCAGCAGCTCCCTGATAATAAAACCATCGATAATCAGAAGGAAGAAGGGAATCAATGGGAGACTGCCCAATATAAACACCAGCTCGATCTTCTGCAATTTCTGCTGCAGTGGAATAAGGGCCGCGCCCCATTTGTCCTTGCCCTGCCAAGAACATCATGTCGATGCTTTGAAAACGTCCCCAGCTATAAGAACGAGACCATACCAGCTTGGGGCTAATCATTACCCCGCCAATATACTGACGCAGAAATCCTTGATAAAAATGCCTTGTAAAAACAATGGGGATGGATTCGCCGTAGCGAGAAATATCTTGTCCCGCTTGAAAACCAAAAGTGGGAGCAAATCTATCACGCCCGACAATGCTATCTAGCTGTCTATTTCGTTGTTTTGTTCCACCGGCTTCGGGAGGTTTTGGAGCAAGAAAATAACTCGCTGCAGTGCTGCCAATGGAAATAATAATTGATGCAATAATCCACGCCGTTTCACCATTGACAATATCAGGGATGCCTTCGTATGCTGCTGGACGCTCCTTAGAGCGCAGCATCACTTCTTCTTTAAAAGCGCAGTATTCCTCGGGACTACAGCCAAGTAATTCTATGAGCTGCCTTTCGTAAGGCAAGATCGGCATCGAAAAACGTGACATGGAGGAATTGCGCTCAATGGACACCAAGAAACAGCTCCTAAGTCTCTATTAATGTAAAGGATGCCTGATTGCCACACCACAGCAAACACGTGTGTTTTGTCTGGTAGCAGCAATAAATCCCCGTCCTGGTAGGGTGCTTGTATCCTAGCGCCCCAGCGCAAAATTGCTTTCGCTATATATCTGTTTGATGCTACATACCATTGATTTTCAAACATTGGAGAAGGGATATTAAGATA